TTCTGCTTCCTGTTTTTCTCTATCCTGTGCTATAACTTTAGCACACGCCAACCTGATAAACCATTCTTCATCCGAACAATCAAGCAACCGTATCGGGTCGGTATGCCAAACCTCACCTAGCCTTGCCGCGGTTATGACGCGAGCGTCTTGAACTAATTCGACGAACGCGTCTTCGTAGGGTCCAACGAAGACTCAACGTTTTCCCCATATCCAGCAGCCTCAATGATTGCCACCGCGGCGGACTCAACGTGGGGTTCAACACCAAAAAATGCGGTCACACAGTCTGGATGCGGGCGAGAGGTGTCTGTCATTTCCATGATTTCGGGCGACGCAAAAGTCAACTTGACCCCGCGGGCGTCCTCAACGAATTGGTCGTTAACCAAGATGCCTTTGCAGGTGGCGGCAATAAGTTGGGCAGAAAACTTGAGGGTATCCAAACCCTTCTTGCTGTCTTCGCCAGCGTTTTTGCGCCATGAACGCAACTGATTCTGTGAGATGTTCGGAGAAATACAAATCAAAACACCCGGTCGTTCGGGGACATTGATGTAGATATCTTCCCGTTCAATCTTCTTTTTAATAACTTTTCGGAGTTGTCCAAGGACGTTATCCGTTTCGTTATTGGTTTCGTTATCGTCGTCTGAATTGATGGTGATGTTGCTCATAGGACGAACACTAGCATGAGATTAAGCACCTGAATGCAACAAACCTGTAAAGGTTTTATTTATTATGCCGGGTCAGAACCAACCGAAACGGTGGAGATGCTGAAAGTCATTGCGAACGTTGCAGGGGTTCCCGAAGTCGCATCACCGTCAGGCTCGGTCAAACCCACTAGCAGTGCACTCGTGTACTGTCTGTCCGCACCAGGAACTGCAATATCACAGTCAAAAACGTGGACATCAATGTTGTATCTAGCGCGACCAACAAGTTGACGCAAATCCTGAATTTTCTGCAAAAATGCTTTGTCCTGCGAAACATAACCAGTTACGGTGATGTCGCCGATTTCTGCTGGAGCGCACAGAGTCTCAGGGAACAGGTCTCCACCGTGATACACCTTCTCCACTGCTGCGGTGATTTCGCCACCGCTAACCTGCGTAAAGTAGTCGGGGAAAGTCGGAAGACTTGCGCCTGCAAGAGGCTTAATCTTCGCAACAATCTGACGCTGTGTAGCGAGGTTCTTGAAAAGTGTTGGACGAGCCATCTATTCCTCCGTTATTCCAGTGCCGTTGTCAAGTTTGACTTAATGATGTCAACATTGATTTTGTCGCCAATGCTTGATACGCGAACACCGATACGAGCCTTGACCAGACCCGTCTCAAGTTGAGCCGCTGGATTGATTGACGCATCACACTTGATTGTGTAACCGTAGTCAATCCTTCTACCGAGGGTATCAAACCCCTCGTAGAAACCGCCAGCGATTCTTACGGGCTCAAGAACACCTTGTAGGGCGTTGATGATATTTGCAAAAACCACAGAGCGACCGTCAATGGTGGAGAACACCAACTCGTCAAGTTCTTTCTCTGCCTGAACAATGATGTAGTTGATGACATCTCGTGCGTTGATGAAACGCCACTGTGCTGTAACCGTTGAGTGCGAACGCGCACCGTACACTCGGACACGACCATTTGCGAGGCGCAACGGGTTGACCCTGTCCGCCTCCATCGCGTCTGCGTCGCTTCTGCTGACAGACAGACTCAAGCCGGAAACGAAGCGAGCCTCGGACGCCACACCTGCGTAAGCCTTCCAAGGACCAGCATCATTGTGGGTTCGGGAGCGAACAGCGGCAACAAAACCGTCTGGCGGAATGCTGACGGTAACCGCACCGACAGGAATCTCAATGTATGGATGATAGAACGCCACATATTCGTGGTATTCGGTACCCGTGTAGTTTGTTGATGCCGTGCGTGCCTGCGCCAAAGTCGCACTGCTTGAAAACGAGAGCAAAGCAATGCGATTATTGTCGTGTGCGTGGGTACGAATAGCGTCATAGAAAGTTGCATCACTTGAACCAGTTGCCACACCAGGGATGGCAACCGAGCCAGAGCCAAGGTCTGAATTAAATTTAGTCAGGGCAGACTGAAAATCTGATTTGGCGATGCTTCCATCTGTTCCAGAAGCGAATGATGCTGAAGCGGCGGTGGCAAGCAAGGCAGTTGAGTCAGCACTCGCGGTGAGCGCGGCAGTAAAGTAAGGCTCCGCTGCGGATGAAAAATTGATTGATGTTACCGCTTCACTAAGACTCGTGAGACCTGACGCGGCAAAAATCTCTGTACCGTCATAGGAAACAGACATATCAAAGTTCGTGCTGTTGTTCGTGACCGCAACAGCCAAATCATTACCCCAAGTACCTTTTCCGACAGCAGTCAGCGTGATACCCGCGGCAGATGACGGAGCAAGAAGAGCCGTGGATGCGCGAACAGCAGCAGAAGCAGTTGCCTTTGCAACATAAGCCCGCACGCCACCCTCTTCAAAGAAAGTACGAAGCGTGTAGTAGGTGAAATGTCCTGCGACATGACCACCGAACTTGGTTTCGTAATCCTCAAGAGAGGTAACAAGAACTGATTCTTGGTCAGTTCCTCTTTCGGTTTGACCGACGACAAAGAACGTCGCCGCTGGCGCTGTTCCCGTATTCACCGCACCTGTGCGGACTGCTGTTGAAATCGTTACTCCGGGCATCCGGTACCCTCCGTCATTGTGTGCAACCTTTGAAAATTGCTGTACTGCGAGTATACATTAGGCTAGTTATCTTAAAACGCAACTCATTGGAATCCAGTGAATAATTAGTACGCATCAAGAATCGCTTCTCTCGGGAACTGTCTCATCTGGGGCAACAGGAAGGTCTTCTTCCTTGATGTTCGGGGATGATTCTTCGGCGGCTTTCGCTTTCTTCCCATTTTTTTTTGCGGATGTGGGCTGACTTCCGTTCTCGGACAGAATCACGAGTAGTCCTGCATCAGCCAATTCGGTGATTGCGCTGTTTTGTGTGACCCACGCAGTGGTTTTACCCGGTAAAAGGTGACCCTCTGTGGTTACCTGAAGAAAGCCGTTTGTTTCGTTCCAAACTTTTACCATGCCCACTTCACCAACAAATGAAGCATCTAGTTCAATTCTCATTCTTCGTCCTCCCGTAAGTTGACGGTTTCAAGTTCCACGCCATCGTACGCGCCAACTTGTTCTCTGTAAATTATTTCATTTATGCTCAAAGTATACCCCAAATACGCTCCAGCCAATACTCTTTCGCCTTTGATGAGAGTCAAATCAGAAAATTCTTCGGAAAGTGTTGACTCATCTATCCTGACATCACAGCCGAAGGTTGAATCGTGTCTACTCAGCGATGGTCTATCCAGCAATGAAGAGCGAAGAACGGTCGTAAGTCTGTCCCTCATCAAAGTAACCTGTTCAGAACCCTCGGTCTTTGTCCACACATATGTTCGCATGTTGTAATTGACCCTATATAGCGGGTCACCCTCAGGTCCGAGCATCAACCGCTCAAAAGAATTCGTAGAAATGGCTACAGTTATTAGAGTCGGCCAGTGGTCAAGGGCAATAGGTTCATATGTCAGGAACAGTTCTGGTGTTGGTAGTTCTCGGTCGTCAAGATTCCATCCCGTTCTGTATCTTGTCATTCTAGTTCTAAAGTCGTTAGTCAGATAATCATTTACATAAAACTTGGCGAACTGCGCGCCCTGCATCAACTCGTTATACGAACTCATGGCAACAACTGACCGTTGGCAACACCGATAGTTCCGTCAACCACATACTTGCCCGTAATCAAAGCCAACTGACTAGCAAAACCTGCTGGCTCGTAAACAAGTTGACGTTTCGGCATCTTGTTCGTGCCGTACTGATGAAACTTTGCGTACTCCACATGGGTTCCGAATTCTGCTGTCGTGTCATTTATTCTGTTTGCTGGTCCATTCAAATTGCGCAACGAATTAAAAAGTTTCTTAGAAAGAACCATGTCTGGTCTGCCGGGAAAATTTCTAGACTTCCACTCTGCGTACTGTGGGTCTAGTGGAGCCCATCCGCCAACGGGCAGACCGCCTTGTGCAAAGTTTGCTCCATTCATCAAACCTAGTTCTCGTTTAGCCCAACGAAAAACAGGTTTGAAATCACGAGAGCGTTCAATCATCTGCTCCATTTTGATAATTGCCAATGACGCATTTACATGAATTTTTATGTGGACAGACACGATTAAATCCTAACTCGCCGCCACTTTTTAATTGACATTAGTTCACGCTCCAAAAATCCCGTATCAAGAGGGGCAACATTTCGTGTCTCTAAATCCTTAATACCGACCACATCGTCGTGCATATTTTGCATTTCTCGCGTTGCCGCTCGTAACACCAGCAACTTAAATGCTTTTATTGACGAACCGTCAAGACCCGCAGTGTATTCAATTGTGACTTTGTCATTCGCATAAGCGGTGTACAAATCAATTCCGTATTTCCTGACGACATAGTCTTGGTGCTCTTCTTGCTCTTCGTTAACGCTCGGGTCGTTTGGTCTGTTGATTATCACCGACTGAACTGAAACCACGGGGGAATGCTCTAGATAAATGGTTGGTGGTGGTGCTGCAAGGTTTCCTATTTCCCGTGTCGCCCCATCGTCGCCAGCGTCATCGTAATCATAAAGAAATGAAGTTAACGGAACACCCATGTGATTATTTGGCATCGTATATATGTCTGTGAATTCCTGAACCTCTACGGGTCTGTTGAGAAAAGATTCAAGTTCACTCTGTAGACCTTCCAAGACATATTCGGCAGCCTGCTCTTGTCGGTTTGAAAACCGAATGTCCATGTAGTTCTGCAACTCAGTAACCGTAACGAGCACGGTTCACCTCCTGATTAACGACGACGAGTACGACGTCCCTCAAGGCGGTTGGCAGCACCTCTCGCAACACGAGCGAGGGCTCTACGAACACGCCCTACCCTCGGTGCTGTACGGGTTGCCGCTGCTGGTCTTCCACCACCCGCACGACGGGGATTACCAGCGGCGCGACCTGCTCTTCGTGCAGTTTGACGAGTTGCATCTCTTCCACGCTCAGCGGCTTGTGCGGCGCGGCGACCAGCCAACAGTTCGCGCTGACGGCGACGGTAATAACGGGCGTTGCCAGGAACTGTTCTTCCACCCACTCGGCGTGGTCGGCGAACGAAACGACCGCGGCGGACAACGTTCCCACGGGTATCAACATCCGTACGGAACTCAATATCCTCAGTCAAATTGCGTCGTCGTGGACGTGGCATAGTCCTCCCAAAGTGTCACACTGACTTTACCACAATTTTATTGCCTGTACTCAAACTACCTATCTTCATTGGGTGGGCGCTCAATGAAAGATGACGGCACCTCACCCTCTGTGGGAACTTCTACGGGAACCCACGCCCGCGAATATTCATACTTTTGTAAATTTTTTTTCTTAATTAGGTCTCCCGTGAGCAGTAGTTCCAATTCGTCATCAGACATGGCAAGAATTGCCGCCAAATCGCGCTCCCCGTATTTAGCGGAAACAATTATTTTGTTTACAACCGAACTTAGGCGCACGGGATGCACGAATCCACGCGCACGGTTTAAGCGAACATGTAAAACCATGGCATCAATCTCGTCCACATCATGAAAAACGACAGGGATTAAGTCACCATGCTTTTTACGAAACCGCTCATCCGTGCACACGACATTCCATCGCTCCGAGCCGTCAATAATTGAATTGTCAGAAACCCGAACAACAATTGGTTGCAGCCATCCCGATTCGGTCAACGATGTTTTCAATAACAACAAGTCGGGTCGCAAAATGCTTGTGGCTCGCCATTCGGGTGGACGAACTGCCGTTTTGGGCAACATTTGAATTTTCATTGGAAATCATCTCCTTGTTCTAATGCTTTCATCCGCATGGTGTGTGCTCTTGTTTTCGGTCCTACAGGTGTTGGGGTTGATTGATGGAACTCGTTCAGCAAAAGGGTGCGTATTAGATATTCAAGAGGAAAACCGAACGGGTCTACCGCACGTTTCTTTCTAAATTTGGATGCAAAAGCCATCGCTTCAATTTTTATTCCTTCTGACAACATGTTGTCATCTATGCATCGTTTGACCCCGTCCCAGTTGTCCGAAGCGTAGGAAGCAATAAGCGTCTCAATATCAAAATACTCCCAATAGCGACGCTGTGCGTCAATCTGCGGAAAACACCTGACGAGGGCATCGTAAAAATCTGGTTCCGTCATAATCACATCGCTCATACGCCTAGCAGCGACAGAATGCAAAGGAATACCGACACGAGAATTGCTTCCGCTAACAAGGGCATAGTCATAGTATTTGCAGTACTCTGCGCCGTGCTCAACGGCAACAAACTTCATTACATCGTCAGCCGTCCAATCGTAAATTATTTTTGCAAACTTCAACGGAATGGATTTCGGTAAGAGAAAAGGCGTGACAATATAATTCTCGTGAAGTTTTTGCACACATGACCTGTAGCGAACCATTGACTCGTTTGCGCGGACACCAGTTATGAATGCAGTCCGTCCTTTCTTGCCCTGCATCGTGTAGTAATCAACAATCTTTGGTGATGGTTGAGAATGGTCAAAACCAAAGTTTTTACCCGTTATCGCCCACGGCGGAATAGAACGCGTAAGACGACCCTCTTCTTCTCTCTGCTTTGACCACAGCAATAAATATTCGCGCCGACCAAGAACCCACACCTCCTGTGAAGACGGCAGGCAATACCACTCCATGTCAACCCAGGAATAATTGCGAACCGTATTTACAAATTCAATAACAGATGGGCTCACCATTTCTTCATCGCGAAAAATCACTTTTACGGGTCCGAGACTCCGTTCCTCGTGAATTTCTTTGGCGAGATACAAAATTGCGGTTGAGTCTTTCCCACCCGAGAACTGCACACAGACGGTATCAAAGGTGTCGTAAACATGCCGTATTCGTTGTCTCGCGGCATCAACGCAAGAAGTATCCAAAAACAGTCGCCGTCTCGCCACACGGCGATACTACTCGTTCTAGAAGATTAGTTGCGGATATTCGTTCCGTCCAGCGACCTATCGTCCTCATCATCAAGGTGCTGTTGGGCATCCTCAAAAACCCATTTCCCTGTCAGCGTTTCCCATAATGCTTCGTCTAAAACGGTCGGCTCAAATTCGTACTCTTCCATCAACTGCTTGTGGCGCTGAATGGCTTTTCGGAAAAACTCAACTACCGAACCATCGGTTGAAAGAGTTCCATTTTTTGCGAGAATAAGTTTTGCAACATCATCAACACGCTTATCCACATGGAATCGGAAACTTGAAATCTTACGCTTCCGCTCTTCCAAATTCCGCGTGCTTTCGCTAATTCTGTATTTTCCTTCTTCCCCCATATCGGAGAATCGCTCAACCACGCCAGCCAATTGTTTCTCAATACCAGTAACTTGATAGTTGAGACTGTCTGCCAAGGCGGTCAGGGCACGATGCCAACGCTCAAGATTCTTGCTCTCGTGGAGAAATTTAACCCCGTCTACATTTGCTCGCTTCTTTACCTCTAGCGCTACGAGTTGGGCAAAATCTTCATCGTTCATATTTGGTGTCACTGCG